CAGCCCGCTTTCATAGTTCTGCTTGGCAATGTAAAACTCCACCAGCACGCCGTTTTCCTTGAGCTTGATGATGGAGCCCTCTGCCTTGCTGCCAAGGGTGACAGTTGCCATTAGATGACCTCCTTTAGAATGTTTTGCACACGGTCCCGCACTTGCTGGCGCAGGAGCCAGGTGTTGCCGTGAGCGGCGTGGGCATCCCACGCCTGCCAAGATTGCAGGATTTCCTCACGGGTGACCTGCCCCGTGGGGTAGTCCCGCTCCCACCGGCGGAGCTTGGACCGCATCCGCTTGACGCTGCTGTGCCGCAGCTTGCGGATGACCTTGCCGCTGTCCGTGAGGTAGGTGTGAAAGCCCAAAAAGTCAATCCCGTTGCGCAAGGGGAAAATCTGGGTTTTCTCATTGAGCTCCAGCCCCAGGCTGGCCATGTAGGCCTTGATTTCCCGGAGGCAAAATTGCAAATATTCCTTGTCCGGGTGGATGAGGAAAAAGTCATCCATATACCGGCCATACCAGCGGATGTGGAGCCGTTCTTTGACGAAGTGGTCAAAATCGTCCAGGAATAGCAGGGCAAAGAGCTGGCTGGTCTGATAGCCCAGGGGCAAGCCGTCTGAGCAGTCGATGTAAGTACAGAGCAGGTCATAAACAACAGGCTCAAGGTCCAGCTTTTGCAGCTTTTCCTTGAGCCTGTCATGGTCTATACTTGCAAAGAATTTGCGCACATCACACTTGAGGACCCAGCCCTCCGCCGTGCGGTATTTGTTCCAGTATTCCGTGAAAAAGCCCTTGAGGCGGTCCAGGCCGAAGTGGAGGCCCTTGCCCTTTTGGGATGCGTAGTTATCCAGGATAAAGCTGTGCGTGATGCGGTCATAGAGCAGATTGTCCACTATGGCGTGCTGGACCACTTTGTCCACAAACGCCGGGGCCTGCACCAGCCTTTTCTTGGGCTCGAAAACGTAGAACACACGGAAACGGCCCGGCCTATATATTTTCGTGCGGAGGATATAGACCAGGTTGATGATGCGCTCCAGCAGGTGGGCCTCGTAGTGGGCCGTGGCAGCTCTGGAGCGCTTGCCCCTCCGGGCGGCAAGATATGCGGCGTAGAGCACCGCAAAGGTGCAAATATCGGAAAATCTCAAGCGGGTGGCCTCCTGTCTTTGTACGGCTGGCCATCCTCTCATCATGCGCCGTTTAGGTGCCGGGTGACAGGACCAGCAGCCCCCTCCCGTTCAATGCCGGGCGGGCGGCATCGGCGCAATGTGTTTGCCTTGAAAAACTCAAGGCTGGATGTGACCTCCTTTGATGTGATGGATGGCGCTGTTTTCGGCTTTGGGCCTACTCAGTCCGGCCTTGACCATCAGAGCGGGGCGGGACCCGTTGGTGTTGGAGCAGTTGTTGTTGTTGAGGTTGCCATCGGAGTTCAAGTTCCAGGCGTTGTTGGTGTTGTTCGTGTTCGGGGAAAACGCAAAATATAGGTCACACCCAAATATAACAGCCTTTGGCTGGTATATCCGCTTTAGGGGCTCCGCTGCATGGCCTCCGCAATCTGCTGGGCCATTTGCGCCATCTGGGCAAGCTCCTGGGCCGCCTTGGCCTCCCGAAGTGCGGCGGCACGGGTGCCGTCATTCCTCCGCCAGTTAAAGGCCTTTTGCTTGACCGGGCGGACCATCTCCGCCCAGTAGTGGCATTGGTCCCCGGAAATGTACCCTTTCTTAAAGCTGAGGTTGATATACTGGAGCATGGTGTCACACTTGACCACCACAACGTCCAGGTCCCGCAGCCGCTCCTCATACTCCGTTTCAAAGAAACGGCCATCGGCGGAGATGCACTTTTCCAGGATGTCAGCGGCACAGTCCTCCAGCCGGGCGCACAGGTGGAACGTCTGGGATTTGGGGAAATGGGGCTTGCCGTCATCCTTGACCTTTTCGTAAAGCACCCGCTCCACAAGCTGGCAGTTTTCCATGACGTAGCCCTTGACCTGCCGGTATTCGGCCTCCTTGGCCTTGACCCGCTGGATGGTGTACTCCAGCAGGTCAAGGGCCAGAGGGATGATGTCATAATTGGGCATGGCTAAAACTCCACCCGCTGGTAGGTTTCATTCCACACGCCAGTCACCACCAGCCCGGTGAGGGCGGCAAAGGTCACGGTGAAAGAGTTGCCGGTGATGTTGGTGCCGTATTTCAGCTCCAGGACAGCCAGGCGGGCGTCAATGCCTCCCACCGTGTTCTGGAGTTCCGGGTGCACATCGGCAGCGTTGTCATGGGTTTCCACGGCGTCCGTGATGGCCTGCCGGATGTCCTCATGGGCGGCGGGGTCCGTGTTGTGCTCAGAAATAGCCCGCTCCAGGTCCTCCCGGCTCACCACGTCCAGGGCGGGGATGATGGTAAACTCCAGCACGGAGGCGTCCGCCACAACAATGTGCATGACCATGGTGAGCCGCCCGTCCACGCCGGTGGAGATGGCCACCTTTTCCGTGTCCGGGGTGTTGCAAATGGCGATGAGCTCACCGTCCTCACTGAAAAGCCCCATCTCACGGCAGACAAAATTGCCCACGCTGTCATCAATGACGATTTTGACATCCAGCATATTGGGCACGGCGGGATTTTGCACGGCAGACACGATGGGGCCCCGCCACAGCTCTGCCACCAGCTCCGTTTGGTCCACCGTGGGCACATAGTAGCCCCCACCACCGTCACCGGCGGCGGCCTGGGTGATTTTCAGCTTGGTGCCCGCCAGAACGCAGGCAGTGATGCGGGCGGCCCCCACGGCGGTGATTTTCGTGCCGTATCGTTTCTCAATATCAGGCATTTTTATTGCTCCTCCTTGTATGGGTAGATTTCAACGGTGGCGTGATACTCCAGCGGCCCGGCCATGCTGACACCGCCAGCGCTTTCCAGCTCATTGACCAGCATGGGCCACACGTCCATGTAGACGGACCGCTCCGTCATGGCCCCCATCTGCACGATGCCATCCGATTGCACAAAGGACACCATGAGCATCCACATATTAGAGGGACGGACCGCCAGCAGCAGGTCCATGATTTGCTCCGCAATGAGGGCGGCGTCCGGCAGGATGGTATAGTCAAGCTGGATGTGGATGGAGTAGTCCACGATGGCCACCTCATAGCCCTGGGGCCCGCACAGGCCTTGGAGCCAGTTCTTGAGCCAGGGGACCGTATAGGGCAGCTCCCGGTTCCACAGGGCTTTGACACGGGCCTTGCGGACCGCCAGCGTGTCCGTGTCCTTGGGGTGGATTTTTAGCTCCTGCTCCCACACGGACACCCCCCGCTCATCGGCGTCATCCAGGAATTGATTGGCCATCACCCGGTCAAGGCCGTCCCATGCAAGGGAGATTTCCGGCTCGTTGGCATCGTTGATGGCCTTAAATTCCGTAACATCCCGCAGCACCGGGGGCAGGTAGTTGATGAGCTTTCTATCCACTCACAGCCCCCCTCACCGGGATGCTGTCCGGGCCCAGCACCAGGTTTTCCTCTTTCCCGTTGATTTTCGTGCCGCCAATGTCCGTGACCATCGTGGGGCAGGCGGACAAAATACGGCTCTCAATCTGGGAAATGCGCACGGTCAAAAAATCGGAGCTGGACCATTGCCCGGTCAGCTCCGAAAAATAGGCGTCCAGAGCGCCCGTCACATAGCTCTGCACCGCCTCCCAGCTCCAGCCGGGGGCAAAGGTCAGGTTGAGGGTGACGTTGACGGGCTCCGGGGTCACGCCGGTCACATGGACCACATGGCCGATGGGGGCAAGCCCCAGGCCCTCCCCGGCGTTTTCCGTGGGGTCCACCGCCGTCTGCACCTCATCAATGAGGGTGTCGGTGGGGACGGTGTTGTTGGCGGCCAGCAGGACCAGCTTGACGGTGCCTCCAACGGTCAGCAGCTTGTCCTTGGCCGCTGTATATACGGCGGTCAGCCAGGCCGCCACAGCGGGCTCCAGGGCCCCCACAGAGGCCTCCAGCCAGGCTGTGACCTCATCGCCGGGGATGAGGGTGCTGGGCCTCAGCCCCTCATTCCAGACGGGGTGGACCTTGAGGGCGGCCACGCCGGGCATGGCAAGCACCTTTTCCTTGTAGTCCGCCTGGTTGCCGCCAAAGGCCTGGGATTGAAAGCTGTCCAGCACCCTTTGGCGGAAAGCCTCTGTTTCCTCATCGTCCTCACCGGGCACCAGCAGCTCCACCAGCTCCGCACGGGTCAGCCCGTTCACATACTCCACGGGGATGAGATGCCCGGTGTAGCCGTTGCCCAGGGCTCCGGCCTTTTCGCAGGTCACCTCATGGCTCACGGCGTCCTCTGTGTCAGCCTCCTCCATGCGGGCGGTCACCACAAAGTTGATGTCCTCGCAGGAGAAACGGGTGCCCAGCGGCACCTCAATGTTACACTCCGCCCGGAACACGGCGGGGCTGGCGGGCTTGGGGGCCATGTTGCGGTCAGAGGCCCGCTTGATGAGGTATTCCCTGGGGGCGGTCAGCAGGTAGGTGGCCTTAAAAACGAAGTCAAGCCCTATAAAGAGCTGGGCCAGCTCCGCCATGGAGGGAGCCACGCCGTTGAACACCATGGAGCCCTCCCGTTTGTCAATGTCATTGGACACACGGGAAAGAGCGCTTTTGACCAGCACCTCATAGGTGTTGTATTCAAACATCTACACCTCAACCTCCTTTGAAAAGTCTATCTCACCATAGATGGTGTAGACGGTGAAGTTGGCCAGGACCGTTTTTCTGCCCGTTTCAAAGCTCCAGTTGCCCACGCCGGTGATGCGGTCATCCTGCTCCAGCGCCTCCGTGATGCGGCGTTTCATCTCGCTCATGGCATAGTCCTTGGGCTTGCCTATGAGGTCCGAAAATTCGGAGCCGTAATTGCGGGAATAGATAGGGTAGGCGTAGCGCTCCGTATTCAAAATGAGATAGATGGCCTGATAAAGCGCATCCCGCTTGTCCGTCATGCCGCTCACCCGCTGCCGGTCAATGTCCAGCTTGTGGGTATATCCGGGCTGTTCGCCCATGACAAAGGTGATGAGGTCCAGGTCATCCCCCGTGGTGGGTAAAGTTGCCATTATTCTCTCGCCTCCCATCTGTCCAAAACAATGTATTTTTGCCCGCCGTCACAGCGCAGCAGGATGACCTTTTCCCCTACCTTGAGGGCGTTGTGCACTCGCCACTTTTTCCGGCCCTGGTATCGGTGCTTGTGGGCCGCAAAGGCCGGATAGCCGGAGCCGCCGCTTTCGTCCTCCGTGTAGTGCGGCCCCAGGCTTTTGCCCGTGCCCTCAATGGTGGACATCTCCACATTGAAGTCCCGCACGTTGTCGGTGAGGATGAGTTGGGGGTCGGTCAGGGTCTTTTTTTGGTCCACCTGGATTTTGAGCGGGGAGGCGGAGGTCACGGTGCCATAGCACACGGCCACAGGAGCCTCCGCCCGCACGGCCTCCACGGCGGCCTGCTTGACCGCCTTGACCAGCTCATTGATGTCAAGCGACAAATGTACCACCCCTCATTTTCAAGTCCATAAGGTGCACGCTCTCCTTGAAAGTGTGCTTGACCTGTTCCACCATGAGGTAGTTGGAGAGGTTGATGTCCCCCAGGCCCAGGGTCACCACCAGCAGCGTGCCCGCCCGGACCCGCACGTCCCCCAAAACGTCCTGGAGCTTGAGCGTCCGGGTCTTGGTGTTGTAGAGGTCCAGCAGGGCGTCCGCCATCGCCTTTGCGTTGGCGGTGCTGTCGATTTTTTCATAGTATTGCAGGACGCCCCACTGGTTGATGTGTGAGCCGTCCTGGGCAATGTAGATTTCCCGCTTGCCGGTGTCCTTGTTCTCATAGGACAGCTTGATTTTGTCATAGGTCTGGGAGGCAATGGAGCTTTTATAATCATAATCACCGGCGGTTTCATCGTCAATGACCATGCCCAGTTTCATACTCCCCAGCGCCTTGAGGGTCAGCTTTCCGGCGTCATCGAAAAGCACATACATCTTGCCGGTGGCCTTGAGGGTTTCGTCCAAGGCGTTTTGGATGATGTCAAAGAGGGTTTGGTTGTCCTCCACCCGGCTTGCAATCTTGTGGCCGGTGCCCTCCAAACTTCCAAGGTTGAGCTGGAAGTCATCCGCCACCATCTGGATGACCTCCGTGGCGGTTTTATCGGTGTAGACGTATGTGTCCTTATTCTTGAGGTAATAGAGCTGGTCATAGGCGGTGACCTTGATGACCTTGGGGTTGCTGCCCTTGCGGGATTTCTCAAAGACAAAGCCATAGAAAATGGGGGAGCCGTCCACGGAAAAACGGCAGGGGTCCCCCTCTTGAAAGCTCAGGCCGTCCGTCTTTACTACCTCAAAGGATAGTTTTCCGGGCTGTCCCTGGCGCTCCCACTCTATGGTCACGTCCTCCACCACGGCGGGAAACATCACTGTCCCATTGTGCTGGATAATCAGCTCATAGGTCATGGGATGGTGAGCACCTGCCCCGGATAGATTAAATTGGGATTGCTGATTTTGTCCGTGTTTGCGCTGGCAATCTTTGAGTATTCGGCCCCCTTGCCGTAATACTTGGCGGCGATGGCCCACAGGCTGTCACCGGCCTTGACCGTGTAGGTCTTGGCGGTGGGAGCCGTGCTGGCGTCCCGCTCTTTTTCCACCGTCACCGTGGCCGCCTGGCCGCTTTCGGCAGGCTGTTCCACAGTGGCGGTCTTGGTCCCGTAGGGCCTCCATTGCTTGAGGTTGACATCCACGGCCACGTCCAGGCCCTTGGTGGCGTCCTCCACGATGTTGTAGTCCTCCACGCTCACCCTCATGTTGGTGTCGTAGAGGGTCCGCCCATCCGGGGAGCACCGCACAAGGATGAATTGGGTGGGCTCCTTGGAGGTCTTGAGCCGTTCCAAGGTCCCCAGGTAGTAGTCCGGGGACCTGCCGGTCAGCATGGGGAAAACAAACGGCACCACAATCTCCGTGAGGCCCGGCGTGCGCAGGAAATTGATTTCACCCTCATTGAGTAGGATGAGGGTTTTGTTTTTGTTCTTGATTTTCACAGTCAGCTTGGCCGGGGTGGGCATTTGCACCCCGGCCAGATAACAGGCATAGCTCATGCGTGCACCCCCTCAGCGGCGGTGACCAGGGCCTCAGTAAAGCCGTCTGTCAGCTCCCGGATGACGCCATCCAGGTCTGCACCGCCGTCAATTTTGTTGGTCATGCCGGTCATGTCGATTTTGACCTCCGCCGTGGTGAAACGGTTGATGGCGTCACGCTCCGCAATGTCCCGCAGGTATTCCAGCTCCTCACCGCTCACCTCCAGGGACTTGGCCATGCTGCCGGTGTTCCCGGCGATGTCGGAGATGTCGCTGCCCATGCCGTCCATGAGAAAGCCGTCAACGGCGGAGTTGGTGTAGTCATCAATGGTGCCTGGCTCATAGGTGAGGCCGTCAAAAAAGCCGCCTACCTTGTCCATGATGCCGTCACCCCAGGCCGCCCCGGCGTTGAACGCATCGGAGGCCCAGCCGTCAGAAAAGGCGTCAAAGGTGCCAAAGCCCTCACTAAAGGCATCGGCCACGCTGGTGTAGTCCTCCACGCTGCCGTAGGCCTCAGCCGATTTGGCGGCGTATTCGTCCGCCTTTGCAGAGATGCCGGAATAGTCAAACTCTACAAAGGGCAGCTTATTGAGGGCGGCGCAGATACCCTCCACCACCGTCAAAGCGGTGGACAGCAGGCCGAAAAACCACCCCTGCACATTGGCGATGACGTTGTGGAAAGCCGTGCCGATGTTGGAGCAGCAGGCCCCCAGAGCGTTCCAGATACCCAGGGCGATGTTGGCCACGGTCAGGCCCAGGTTTACGAAAAACTGCATGACCACATTGATGCCGCCGGTAATAACGCCAAAGCCTGTTTGTGCAACGCCGGTGGTCTTTGCAATCCAGTTGCACAGGGCCACAAGGCCCGCTATGAGGGCGATGACGGCCACCACAATCCAAGTGATGGGGCAGGCCGCCATGGCGGCGTTGAGGCCGTCCTGAGCGGCAATGAGGGCCAGTATAGCAAGGGTTTCTCCGGCGCTTGCAACAGCGTGGGCACCCTTGACGGCAATGTCCTTGAGGGTGGTGAGCCACGCAATCCCCTGGGTGGCATTGTAGGCAATGAGCGCCGCCACCACCCCCCAGATTATGGGCTCAATCCAGCTCCAATTTTCTGCCACAACAGTGCCGAAAGAGAGGGCCCCGTCTATCAGCAGGGAGATGATGTTGATGATGGTGCCCAGCACCGTGGCCAGCCCCAGGGCCGCCGTTTCGATTTGTGGGGCGTTCTGCTGTACGGTGTCCACAAGGTTGGTGACCGCCGGATAGATACCGGCCCCCACCACCTCCTGGATGTCCCCCAGGGTGTTGTTTAGGGAAATGATTTTCCCCTCCGGGGTGTTGCTCATCGTTTCATACAAGCCGCCCCAGCCCTCTGCAATGACGTTGTTGATGGCGGCGGCGGCCTGCATATCGGAGCTCATGTTGAGGTATTCAGCACCCAGCTCTGCCACGATTTGGGCCTCCGTTGCGGTGCCCTCAATGATGGCCTTTTGAGCGTCCGAAAACTCAAAGCCTTTTTTGGTCATGGCGTCATAGGACCCGCTCATGATTTTGCCCAGGCCGGTGGCATAGTCCACCATGGATGTGGCGTCCAGGGCTCCGCCGCCGCTCATGCCCATGGCGTAGTCCGTCAAGGTGTCCATCATGGACAGGATGGCGTTGGCGTCCTCAAAATAGGTGGCAAATTCCGCAGCGCCCGCAATCATGATTTCGTCACCATAAATGCCATTGCCTTGGATGTCCGCCGCCTTTTGCACGATGGCGTCATAAGCGGTCAGGGCCTGGGAATTATCCGCCTGGACCACCAGCTCCGCCTCCAGGGTGTTGCCGGTGACCTCAGCGGCAAAGGTGTCATAATTGTCCAAAGCCCCGGCGGTGTTGAGGGTCAGGTCATTCTCCAGCTCATTGCCGCTCACCTCATTGGTCAGGGCCTCATAGCTGTCCATGGCTCCCATATTCTCCAGCACCGTGCGGAGCTGCACTTGGGCATTGATTTGGGTGTTGGCGGCGTCCATGGACGTGGTGGCAAGGTTCTTGATGGCGGACAGGCTCATATAAGCCCCCACCAGGGACACCACTTTTGTGACCATCCCGTCCATAGCGGAGGCCCCACGGTTGATGCTATCGTTTAGCCGTTCTTCCTCCTGAGCGGCCCGGCGGTAGTTGTCGGCCATATCATCCACCGCCCGGCTTGCGTCCGCAAGCTGGGCTCTGGCGGCCTCAATGTTGGCCACATCCACGGCGCTGCCGGAGGCACGCTGGACCATCTCAAAAGAGGACAGAGTGGTGTCCAGGGCGGACGTGATTTTTTTCAGCACCACGCTCATGCCGTCATTGAGGACCATTTGGGATTTGATAGTTGCCATTGGCTCACCACCTTTGAGAGAAAAGCCCCCGCCCGGCTGGACGGGGGCCCGGTATTATCGGCGGCGGCCCCGTTTGGCCGCCTTTGCTTTCAGCTCCGCCTCTTTTTTCTTTTCGCTTTCCGCACGGACCTCTATGGAGGCGATGACAAAGGCCCGCTCTTTGATGGGCAAGTCAAGGAATTTGGACGGCTCCCAGCCAAACTTTTGCAGACAGAAATGGGCAAAGTTGGCCTCCGGGTCACCGCCCAAAATCAGTTTTTTGCCTCATCCACCAAATCAGCATCATTCTTAAAGCCGTTGATGCGGAAAACCTCCGTAACATAATCGTCAAACTCACCGCCGATGAGCATAGCACCCACCAGGTCCTCCGGCTTGGTCACACCCCAGCTGTCCTGGAGGGCGGCGTCATTGAGGTCCGGGAACACGGTGCACGCCGCCGCCACCTTGGCCTGAAAGCCATAGGTGTTAAGCTGGGCGGTGAATTGGTTTTTCTTGCCCGGCACCGGCACCTGCCGGATGCACCCGGAGCGGATGCGGGCGTACTCATCGGCGGAGATGCAGCGGATTTCCCACTCCACCGGCTTGCCGTCCTCCCCCACAAAGCGGGGGGAGGGGGCAAAGCTGGCGTTTTTGATTTCCGCCACGTTGGGGCGCATAAATGCGGACAGGCTCTTACTCATGGTGTTTTTCCTCCTTGTAGTCATGCCGCCCTATCACATATA